GTGTTGCCGGCGCTGAACGCGGGGCGCAAGGTCATCACCAACCTGCCCCTGGTGCTGGACGCGTTCCCGCCCGAACAGCGGGCACTGCTGGAGATCCGCACCGAAGCGAAGGGCAAGGCGGTGCCCCGGCCTGCGGGGCTGCTGGGCGGCCTGGAGGGCGACGAGGACGACTCGGAGGTATTCCGGCGTGCCTTCGCCACCGGGGACTGCTACGGCGACGCCTGGCGCCATCCTGACAGCGGCACCGGGCCGCTCTACGTCATCGACGAGTGCCACCTGTCCCTGCCCTCGGGCAAGGCCCTGCGCAAGGTGCGCGAGTGGTATTCGATGCACCGGCATGAATTCGCGGACGTGCTGTTGATCACGCAGAGCTACGGCAAGGTGCATCGGGACATCATCGACCTGGTACAGGTCTGCTATCGGGTGCGCAAGGCCACGGCGTTCGGTTCCAACAATGGCTACATCCGCAAGGTGTTCGACGGCGTTAAGGGGGACTGCGTCAACACCGGCGTGCGCAAGTACGACAAGCGGTATTTCAAGTTCTACAAGTCGCACACCAAGTCGAGCCAGGCCGGGCAGGAGCTTGCGGCCAATGACATCGTGCCGCTGTGGAAGCGCTGGCCCTTCATCGGCCTGGGCATCTGTGTGTTGCTGCTGGTCGGCCTGTTCGCCAGCGGCAAGGACATGAACCCGATGAAGCCGCCTACCCCGAAGAAGGCGCCGCAGTCCGTGGCAACCTTGCCCCCCTCCCCTTCTTCCCACATCGAGGGGAGCCAGCCCGGAGCCGCGCGCAAGGATGAGCACGGCGGGAGGGATGGCGGAGCCGCACCTGGTCGACAACAAACCGGGGGGCATCCTTTCGCCGGCCTGGGGATACATGTGTCGGGCCTGGTGCGCTTCCAGGGCAAGGCCCCGGTCTATGCGGTCGCGTTCTCGCAGAACGGTCAACAGGTGTTTCACACGACCTCGGCCGAGCTGGAGGAGGCGGGCTACCAGGTGCGCAAGATCAGCAATTGCGCGATGGGCCTGAAGTACCAGGACGTGGAAATGGTGGCGGTGTGCGACGCGCCGACGGTGGGGGTCACGCCTGGCGAAGGCACCTTGAGCCAGAAGCCGAAACCCGAAGCCTGAGAAAAGTAGAAAATTCCCCTTGTAATTTCCGTCACATGTGACTATAATAAAGACTCACACAAGGGGGATACGATGCAACTGCTAGACAAGGCGATGCTTCCGATTTGGCGCCGTGACTTGGATCAGGAAATCAAGGGTTATCACCTCGCCCGAGATCTGCGGCGTATCACCGATCCGGAGAGTGTGGAGTGGAATATCTACTGGTATGGCTGCAAGGGCTTGCATCAGCAGATTGCTGATCGGATCGAGCTTCTCGGCGGCCTGATGGGGGAATGGTGATGAAAGACGCGAACGACAACAAGACGGCTGAGCTGGTCGACCCGCCCAAGCGTGGCCGGGGCCGTCCGCGCAAAGAGGGCGCCATGACTGGTGCTGAGCGCCAGGCGGCATATCGGGCGCGGCACGAGCTGGTGCCGGTCACGGTCGAGCTTCCGGCTGACCTGGTCGAAGGCCTCAACGAGTATTTGAAGTTCAAGGACACCACGCGCAACGCGGTGTTTGCCAAGCTGCTGCGCAGCCAACTGCTTAGGAAACGTTGATGACGATCTATCGCGAATGCCTGGGGTGTGGCTACCGGGCCAAGGAGACGGAGGACACTACGTTCTTTGATTCGGTTTCGACGCCGGATGGTCACTATTTCCAGTGCCCGGCCTGCACGTCGAAGAACACCAGGCTGGTGAACCCTGGGGCGGGGGACTGGTATCACCCGGACGAGCCTTGGCGCGATTTCATCTGATCGACCGGGGACCCCCCCTCTCTCTGCAAGCCGGGCCGAAGGCCAATCTCCCAACCGGTCAGCGGTATTTCGTGGCGGTGCTCTGAGAGCCTGGTGCAGTAGTGCCAGATTGTTGTAAGTCCTGCCTTCTGGCAGGATTCGGTTGTCGGCTTTCCTTTCCGCCGTCTTGTCCCTGGTGGCCGGGGTGGTTCCCGGCCTGGTCGATTCGAACACTCGGCGCGCGCCAGGCGTGCCAGGAAAGGAAAAGCCCCGCAAGTGCTACCAACACTCCGGGGCCGTGGCCGGTTCGACATCCATCAACGTGAGCTGAGGAAAACCGGCATGCACAAGCATACCAAATCCATTCCAGCCTCACACCCTCGGGTGCTGAGGCATGCGGCCTAGAACACTCTCTCCGACCGGGCCGGCGGGTGCCGTCCTTGGTATTAATGCGAAATCTTCCGCCAGTGGCTTAAACGTCACACGGATTGATCCCGACACCGGCGAGGTCGTCGGCGCCCCGCGCGACCCGGCCGCGACCCGCTGGGAACGCTTCGCGCTCCAGGCGGCGGCCCGAAAGCTGCTGCCCGACAGCCGCACGGCCAAGTGCCTGCGCCTGCGGAACAAGGGCCAGCAGATCCAGGTGGTCAAGTCCCGCGAGCACAAGTCCGCGACCTACAAGGGCTTGCAGACGTGCAGCTCGGTGTGGGCCTGCCCGGTGTGCGCGGCCAAGGTCAGCGAACGGCGCCGGGTTGAGCTGCTCGCCGCCATCACCCAGCACCAGGCGCAAGGCGGGGCCGTGCTGCTGCTGACCCTGACCACCCCGCACTACCTGGGCGATGACCTGGGCCAGGTGCTGGCCGGCCAGGCCAAGGCGCTGTCCTACTTCAACGGCGACCGGGCCTCGTGCGAGCTGTTCGACGAGATCAAGTGCATCGGCAAGGTGCGGGCGCTGGAGGTCACGCACGGGCGCAAGCGTGCCGTGAATAACGGCTGGCACCCCCACTACCATGTGCTGCTGTTCGTCGCGTCTGGGCTCGATCTGGTGGGTCTGCGCCTGCGTTTGCATGACCGATGGTTCTCCGCCTGTGCCCGCGCCGGGGTCAAGCCGCCCAGCCTGGAGCATGGCGTTCGCCTGGACGATGGCAGCAAGGCGGCTGCCTATGCCTCCAAGTGGGGCCTGGAGTCGGAAATGACCAAGGGCCACACCAAGAAGGCCCTGGACGGCGAAACCCCGTTCGACCTGCTGCGCGGTTACCTGGCGGAGACCGACAAGCAGGCCGGGGCGCTGTTCGTGGAGTTCGCCACGGTCTTTAAGGGCAAGCGGCAACTGTTCTGGTCGAAGGGGCTGAAGGCCCGTTTCGGCATCGGGGAAGTGTCGGACGAGGAGCTGGCTGCGCAAGAGGACGACAAGGGCGTCGTCCTGGGTCTGCTCACGGTTGAGCAATGGCGCGCGGTGCTGCGGCATGAGGCCCGGGCCATCGTGCTGGAGCTGGCCGAGCGGGGCGGCTGGGAGGCGGTCGAAGCCTACCTGGAGTCGATCAGCCGCCGCGATCAGGCGGGGACGTCAGGCGTGCCGGAGCCGGAACAGGTTAGCCAGGCGCTTCCGGGTGCTGGTGTCGTCGTGCCGCGCGGTAAGCCCGGCCTGGGTGGCGATCTTCCAGACTGGCTTCGGTCCCTGGGCCAAAGCGGCTTCCAGGATGGCGGTGGCCAGGTCTCCCATCGGAAGGTCGAGGTCCGTCGCCATGTGCGACAGCTTGCGATGAGTTTCGGCGTCGATCTTCAGGGTCTTCAGGTTCCGTAGCATCTAGGCAAGTCCTCGGTTGGTGGTATTGACACGGAGTGTAAGGGAGGCGCACTATCCGAGTACCGAAGTAGAATTTTCTACTCGGTTGGATGGGTCACTAAACACGTTGGAACGGGAGGTTGATATGTCGATGGTTCTGGAAGTGCGTCAGAGCATGATCAAGGGTGGGGTTGGCAAGACTTCGGGCAAGCCGTGGAATGCGCTGGCCGTGGTGGGCTTCCTCAAGGATCTGGAAACGGGCGAGCTGCGTGGCGTGGACGACATGCTGTTCCTGAAGAACCCGCAGCCGGTGGCGCCGGGGCTGTATCGCCCGGAAATCGGCCTGCGTGTGCGGGACGGTCGCCTGGCTGCGGAAATCGTCGGCCTGGAGCCGATCAAGGCCACTGAGAAGGTGGCAGCGTGACGCCCGACCAGGTCGCAGCCTTGTCCGGTCTGGTCGAGTCTCTGGCCTGGCTGGCGGTGCTGTCGGGAGTCATCGGCGGGGCGCTGTTCGCCGCCGCTTCGAAATTCGTTACCTGGGCGATGGACGCCCTGGTCTCGCGTCAGTTCTCGGACTACCGCGTAGCCGCGATGTTCCAACGGCAACAGGAGCGCAAGGACGCTGCCGTGCGTCGCTCGCAAGGGGTCAAGAGTGTCTGAGACGTGCTGCACCGCCGAACAGCTCGCCGCCATCGGCATCAACGCGGAGGAAATCCTCTACGTGTTCGCCTGGGGCTTCGGTGCAGTCGTCACGATGTGGTTTTTCGGGTTCGTGCTGGGGGTCGCGCTAGACCTCATCCGCAAGGCCTGAAGGGCATTTGCCCAACCGGCGCCGGGGCGGTTTCCCTGGCATGTATCGGGAGAATCAACATGGGTCGTCATTTTTCGCGCAAGGCCATCGTTTCGGGTGCAGCTCTGGCTGCTGTCATGGGTTCGGCTCACGCGCAAGCCGCTGGCGTGGCCGATATCTTCGCCGCCGTCGATCTGTCGACCGTGTCGACGTTCGTGATCGCTACCGGCGTCGTGATCGTCGGTATTGCCCTGGCGTTCAAGGGCATCAGCCTGGCCAAGCGCGGCGTCAACAAGGCCTAAGGCATGGTCACAGGTGCGCTGGTGGCGCTGTTCTACGCCCTGGTTGCGATGCTCGGCGGCATCAGCGCACTGTGTTTCATCCTGGCATTCCGGGGGCGGGCAACATGAATATCCGTTACGTGTTACGAAATTTAACAGGCCTCCTTGTGGGCCTGTTTTTCATTGGGTCGGTGCAGGCCCAGACTCGGCTGATTTGGGATTCCAACGGCAACATTGTCGGTTCCGAGTTGCAGTCGAGCTATGACGGGCGCATGCAGTTGAGTCGCGACCTGACCGCCTACAACCAGGCGCGTAATGCTGGCGCGATCAGTAGCGCCACGCTGGAGGGTGGCAAGGTCAAGGCGGTGCGGGCTGCCAGTCTTAGCTGGGCGGCCACGTCAGGTCTCGGCAAGGCGGCGGCGCTTGGCCTGGAGGAGTTCGTGCGCTACCCGCTTTCGTCTGTCGGCAAGGGCCTGGTCAATCTGGCACGGCTGAACCCGTTGAGCCTGGCCGGCACGGTGGCGGCTGACATGCTGCTGACCAAGGCGATCAGTGCCTGCCAACAACCTGGCGGGTGGTGCTACACGCCCAAGGCCGATCCTAAGGTCGATCCGGGCCGGGTCTGCAATTCGGCAGGCAACAACTGTCTTGACAACGTGACGTATCAGCAGTGGGTTTTGAACGGTCGGCCTACGGCGAACACGTTCCAGCCGCTGACCTGTTACGACTCGGGTTGTACGTACGTCAAGCTCACCTATCGCTGGAACAACAACTGGTACGAGGACGAAATGCGCATGACGGTGGTTCCTGCCGGCACGCCGGTGCCTGCGACCGATGCGCAGATCGACCAGGCGATCCAGGACGGCATCACCGCCACCCCGGCGAAGTCCCTGGACGTGCTGAGGAACATCTACGACCAGGGCGGCTGGGTCCCCCTGGATGCGGCAGACCAGGCGGGCTTCAACGTACCGACGCCTACTGTCGATGGCAAGCCGACCACCACGACCACGACCAGCACGGCGCCAGACGGCTCGACGCTCACGACCACCAAGACCACCACGCCGAAGGCGACCGTCTCCAGCTCGGGCGATACGGTCACGAACAACACCCTGACTTACAACATCACCAACGTGAGTACCTCGGTCACGCGCAACGAGGCCGGGACCATTGTCGGCTCGGAGACTACTACCGAGGACAACGCCGATGGCTTCAGCGATGCCGCGATGCCGGCTTTGCCGAAGCTGTACGAGCAGAAGTATCCGGAGGGCATTGCCGGGGTGTGGCAGGAGTCCAAGCCGGACATCACCACCACCGGCTTTTACCAGGGCGTGGCCTCGATGTTCCCGAGCTTCGGCGGGGGTCAGTGCCCGGTCTGGGGGCTGTCGTTCAACCTTGGCGCCGCGGGGAATTTCGGCTCGGGCAACCTGACCGTGCCGTGCTGGATCTTCCAGGCGCTCGGCCTGGTCATCCTTGCTACGGCGGCGTTCACGTCTCGCAAGATTCTGTTCTAAGCAATGCGATTGCGTGGCCGAGCTGCGCACGCGCAATTTCTGAGGAGGTGAGTGATGGGTGCTTTCGTTACGGCGATCCTGGCGAAGTTTGCGGCCCTGGCGGGCTGGCTCGGGACGATGGCGGTGGCGGTGTTCACGGCGGCCTGGCTGTTTGGCACCGACCTGGTGTGCTGGATCTTCGAAGCCTTCCTGAAACTGACGCAGACGATCCTGGATGGCCTGCCTGGCACGGATGCGTTCGCGGCCTTGAATCCGGCGCAGTACATCAACGGCGCGCCGGCTGACCTGGTCAACATGATCGGGCTTATGCGGCTGGGCGAAGGCCTGGCCATCATCCTGGGCGCCATCGTGATCAAGCTGGCCTTGCAGCTGGTGCCCTTCACGCGTCTGGGGAGCTAACCATGTCGGCGTTTTCGATTGATGACCTTGAGAGCCTGGCGGAAGAGATCCGGGACGATTACGTCGAGGCCACGGAGAAGGCGGAGCGTCTGTCGGCGCAGTGGGGCATGGTCATGTCCAGGATCGAGCGGCTGCGGGAGAAGGAGGCGGAGGCGCCGGACCCGGACGACCCCAACGATGAGCGCAACTATCCGCCGGCCGAGTACGACGAGCGCATGCAGCCGCTGGAGAATCCGCACTCGGAAGATGGCAGCTGGGACGATGACGACGACCAGGAGGACCGCGATGATTAACCTGCTGCTGGGCGCGCCGGGTGGCGGCAAGTCGTACGAGGCGGTGGCCTTCCAT